AGATGGAATTCATGGGTTGGTCTGACAACGAAGAAAACGGTTCAGACATCGTCGTAGATTTCTCATCAGGTACTGGTTCAGTAGTTCTAGAACTTGCTAAGGTTTCTGGATATGGTTCGCAGCAACATCAGGACCAAGGAGATTTAGGATAATGAAACTTATTACTGAAGTAAACGACAACGTTCGTTATATCACTGAAGAAAAAGACGGTAAGAAATCCCTCTACATTGAAGGTGTTTTCCTACAATCAAATCTTAAGAATCGTAATGGACGTATGTATCCTGCTGAGATTATGGAAAAAGAAGTCCAGCGTTATATGACGGAAGCAGTCGAGAACAAGAGAGCATTTGGCGAACTTGGTCACCCAGACGGTCCGTCAATTAACCTTGACCGTGTGTCTCATATCGTTACCGAACTCTATAGAGATGGCGATAACTGGATGGGTAAAGCGAAGATCACTGATACTCCTATGGGTAATATTGCCCGTGGTTTGATTGAATCAGGTGGTCAACTTGGCGTTTCTTCAAGAGGACTTGGTACTCTGAAAGAGAATAGAGATGGAGTCCAAATTGTCCAAGACGATTTCCATCTTGCAACCGCAGCAGATATTGTTGCGGATCCTTCTGCTCCTGATGCTTTCGTAAGAGGCATTATGGAAAATAAAGAATGGGTGATTGTTAACGGTCTATGGACCGAACAAGCAAATGATATGGCGAAAAAGGTCATCAAGAAGGCGAGCAAAAAGCAACTCGAAGAAGCAAAGATGGTAGTTTTTGAGAATTTCCTCAATAGACTTGCTAGAATTTAAATTTGCGCTATTATAAATAAAATACTAAGTTTCGAAACTAGGAGAAAACAATGACTGTAGAAAGAAAAATCAGAGAGTTGCTTGCTGGAAAGCAAGCGATTACTGAAGCTTCTGACGGTGATATGACCGCACCAAAGCAAGGTAGTTCGGTCACATCTTCATCAGAAAAGATGGGTGCTTCGAATGGTAAAGATACCTCGAAAGCAGCTAAGTCGAACACATCGGGCGACCAAACTCAACCACGTCAAGGTTCTTCAGCAGACGCACCACACCAAGACCGTGATGGCGATGCTGACGAAAACCAAGGCGCAAAGGTTGCAGTAAATGCTAAGGATACTTCCGACTCGTCAGGTCCTGCATCTGGTCCAGGTGATGCACCAAACTTCACTACTGTTGCTGATCCAAGATCGGTTGTAAATCAACCATCTTCTAAGGGTAACGTTCATAAAGAAGAAGCAGAACCAGAAGATGAAGATCTGATTGAAGACGACATCGAAGATGAAGACGAAGAAGAAGTTGAAGATGCGGAAGAAGATCTTGAAGAAGATTTCTCAGCAGAACTTGCAACTCTATTCGATGGTAACGAAGATCTAACTGAAGAATTCCGTGGCAAGGCAGCATCGCTGTTCGAAGCGATGGTTTCTGCTTCGGTCAACGTTAAAGCAGCAGCACTCGAAGAAGCACTTATCCAAGAAGCTGCTGCTCTTATGGAAGAATTTAAGGACGACCTCGTTGAAAAGGTTGATTCTTATCTAACTTATGTCGCTGAACAGTATATTGCTGAAAACGAACTTGCTGTCGAGAACGGTCTCCGTGCTGACATCACCGAATCGTTTATTGCAGGACTTAAGAATCTGTTTTCGGAACACTATATTGAGGTTCCTGAAGAGAAATATGATGTGCTTGGTGAAATGCAAGTCGAGATTGAAACCCTTCAATCTCGTGTGGACCAAACTATGACTGCAAATGTAGAACTGCATGCTGAAAATACTAAACTTCAAAGAGAGAGCGTACTTATCGCGGTTACTGAAAACCTCGCTAAGACCGATGCTGAGAAGTTTGTAAGTATTGTTGCTGATGTAGAATTCGAGAACGCAGAAATTTTCGAAGAAAAGTTGAATGTCATTAGAGAAAATTATTTCCCTAAAGCACAACCTAACACGGAAGAAAAGATGACTGATGGTCTAGATGAAACTAGTGCGTATGCTGGATCTCCACTTATGGAGAAATATACGAAGGTTCTAGACAAAATGTCAACTCAAATCTAAATAAATATAAATAATAAGTTGAAATAAAAAACCCTACAAGGAGAAAAAAATGTTTCTTTCAGAATCTCTACAAAAGAAGTGGGAGCCTGTCCTAAACCATGATGGCATGGGACAAATTAAGGATTCCTACAAGCGTGCAGTTACTGCAGTTGTTCTCGAAAACCAACAAAAGGCTCTTCAAGAAGAAAAGTCTGCGTTGTTCGAAACTCCAGCAAACGCTACAGGCGCTGGCATCGATAACTACGATCCAATCCTAATCTCGCTCGTTCGTCGTGCGCTGCCTAACTTGATGGCATATGACGTTGCTGGCGTTCAACCAATGACTGGACCAGTTGGTCTTATCTTCGCAATGAAGTCACGCTACAGCACACAAGATGGCACTGAAGCACTCTTCAACGAAGCAGATACAGACTTCTCGGGCACAGGCACTCACGCTGGTTCAAACCCAGTTGATGGTTCTTACACCACAGGTACTGGTGTCACCACTGCTGCTGCTGAAGCACTTGGTGAATCAGGCGGAACTGACTTCAATGAGATGGCATTCAGCATCGAGAAGACAACTGTAACTGCTAAGACACGTGCTCTTAAAGCAGAATACACAGTAGAACTTGCTCAGGATCTCAAGGCAATTCACGGTCTTGACGCTGAGTCAGAACTCTCGAACATCCTTTCACAAGAAATTCTTGCTGAAATCAACCGCGAAGTTATCCGTACGATCTATAAGGTTGCTAAGCCAGGTGCTGCTTCGACAGCAACTGCTGGTACTTTCGATCTTGACGTTGACTCAAACGGTCGTTGGTCGGTTGAGCGTTTCAAGGGTCTTCTGTTCAACATCGAACGTGATGCTAACGTAATCGCTCAAGACACTCGTCGCGGTAAGGGTAACTTCATCATCTGTTCGTCAGACGTTGCTGCTGCTCTTGCAATGGCAGGTATGCTTGACACAGGTGGTGCACTTAACGGTTCGCCAACTCTGAACGTTGATGACACAGGTAATACTTTTGCTGGTGTTCTTAACGGTCGTTACAAGGTATACGTTGATCCTTATTCAGCAAACCAAGGTGCTGCATCGCAGTTCTATGTTGTTGGTTATAAGGGTGCGAATGCTTATGACGCTGGTATCTTCTATTGCCCATACGTTCCACTACAAATGGTTCGTGCTATCGACCCTAACACCTTCCAACCAAAAATTGGTTTCAAGACTCGTTACGGGATGATTGCTAACCCATTCGTTCTTAAGTCGGACGGAACAACAGATGCGGATACATTCACTGCAAACCGCAACCACTACTACCGTCGCGTTAAGGTTTCGAACCTTATGTAATCGATACCTCTCCATTAGAGAGAGGGTTACTAAGAAACTGGGGGGAGCAGAAATGCTTCCCCCATTTTCATTATAAATATACGTAATGGAGGAATAGATGGTAATATCCACAACAACAAACATCAGTGAGGGATCTTGGGGAAGTTCGCAACCGAGCGATCTTGATTACCTGAAACCGAATGGTTTTAAATTCCAAATTCATACTCTACCTAACGTATCATATTTCTGTCAGGCAGCAAATATCCCATCGTTCAGTATTGGATTTACCACAACAGAAACTCCTCTTTCTGCTCTGTATAATCCTGGAGAGAAACCGCAGTTTGGCGAACTTGTCATTCGTTTCCTTGTTCAAGAAAACATGGCAAATTATGTAGAACTATATAATTGGTTGGTTGGTCTATCATTTCCAGAGAACCACGAGCAATATAACAACTGGAATAAGAAGCAAGCATATAGATTCCCTGCAATTCCAGAGAAAAGACTTGGTGCAGTTGCGAACTTCTCAGACGCTGACTTCTTCATTTTAGACTCGGATAATAATCCAAACGTCAAGATTACATATTACGATCTTTTCCCCACCAGTCTTGAAGCACTGGACTTCGATATCTCAAGTGGTTCTGTAGAATATCTCATAGGCATTGCGTCGTTTAAATATAGATATTATACGATTGAATCCGTATAAAATACCTTGACTTCTGTCAAAAAATATAGTATGATTAAATTATTTTATTGTGAGGAAATATGAAACTATCTGAAATTCAAGACATGTGGACAAAAGATGCTAAGGTCAACGAACTAGATCTTGGTAAGTCTTCGATTCAAATCGCCGAACTGCATGCAAAATATCTAAACATTTTGAGTAATACCAAATTACAACTTCGCAAATGCGAGGGAGATTACCTGCGCCTACGTCGCACCAAGTTTAAATACTATCGCGGAGAGATGACTCGCGAAGAACTAGAAGAACTTGGGTGGAATCAGTTTCAGGGATTAAAACCTCTAAAGAATGAGGTCGAAGATATTGTTAATTGCGACGAAGATATTATTCGTTGCGTTGATAAAGTCGAATATATGAAAGCAATGCTCTACCAACTAGAGCAAATTATCCGTTCACTAAATGGTCGTGGTTGGGAAATCAAAAATGCCATCGAATGGACAAAGTTTACTAACGGATTGATGTAGTGCCTGACTTAACAGTTACCAAGAAAGATGAAGTCTATTTGAATATCGAAAGCGATCCTTCGATTGCTTCCGAGTTGAATGACTACTTCACTTTCGACGTTCCTGGAGCAAGATTCATGCCAACCTATAAAGCGAAACTGTGGGATGGTAAAGCACGAATGTTCAACATGTGGACCAAGGAACTTTACGTTGGTCTGCTTCCATATCTAAGAGAGTTTGCTGCAAGATCAGACTATGATATGGATGTCAAAATGGATCCGATTGGTGATCCAGTTGATATTGAATACCTAGAAGAATTCGCAGAGAGTTTGAATCTTACTTCACAAGGTAGTCCGATTCAGGCGAGAGAATATCAAATCGATGCAGTCAAATATGCGATTCGCATTGGCAGAACTTTGCTACTATCTCCGACTGCATCAGGCAAATCCCTGATCATCTATCTACTCCTGAGGTATCACCAGAAGTTTAATCGTAAGCAGTTGGTCATTGTTCCCACAACATCATTGGTCGAACAGATGTATGGCGACTTCGCTGATTATTCTCACAATGATGATACATGGCATGTTGCAAATAACTGCTCTAAAATTTACGCTGGATTTGAAAAGTCGAACCAAGCAAACATCGTTATCTCGACTTGGCAGTCAATATACAAACTACCGAAAAAGTTCTTCGATGAATTTGATGTTATCTACGGCGACGAAGCACACTTGTTCAAGGCAAAGTCACTAACATCAATCTTTAACAAATGCACCAAGACTAAGTTCCGCATTGGAACCACTGGTACTCTCGACGGAACGAAGACTCATAAGTTGATTCTCGAGGGTCTATTCGGTAAGGTTCATCGGGTAATTACTACCAAAGAACTGATGGATAACAAAGACCTCGCTGAGTTAAAGATTACATGTTTGCTTCTGGACTATACCGACGAAACCAAAAAAGCAGTTAAGAATCATACATACCAAGAAGAAATGGACTGGTTAGTTAAAAACCACAAACGAAATGTGGTCATCCGCAATCTATCTGTCTCGCAAAAAGGTAACACGCTAGTCTTGTTCCAATTCGTCGAGAAACACGGCGATGTTCTATATCAAATGATTAAAGAAAAGGCAGGAACTTCGCGAAAAGTTTTCTTCGTTTATGGGGGAACTGATACTGCTCAACGAGAACAGATCCGATCCATTACAGAGAAAGAAAATGATGCAATTATTGTTGCGTCATACGGAACCTTTTCTACGGGAATAAATATACGTAACCTCCATAATGTGGTATTCGCCTCACCTTCTAAATCCCGTATTAGAAATCTTCAATCTATCGGTCGTGGATTGAGAAAGGGTAATCAGAAAGAACGTTGCAATCTTTTTGATATTGGCGATGACCTATCGTGGAAGTCCAAAAAGAATTATACCCTCAATCATATGGTTGATCGGGTGAAGATTTATAATGAAGAAGGTTTCAACTACAAGATAGTAAGGTTGCCAATTGATGACTGAAGATTATATCAGACTACTTAAAATGAAAGATGGCGACATGGTTATGTGCGCTACAAATATTGCATCTCAACAGGAACTATTCGATTCTTTTGAGATCGAATTAAAGAATCCTGTCTCTATCGTTCCATATCAGGTGCAATCAGGTAATGGTGTTGTAGAGGGATTTCTTTTCAAACCATGGATGGCAGTATGTGAAGAGACAGAATTTGTTATCCTCAGCGAAAATGTTGTGCTGGTCGGCACTCTGAAAGATGATGTCGAACGACAGTATAAAACATATTTGGAGACGAGAGGGAATCCTCCAGAAGATGAGGACGAGGAAATCGAGGAGTGGGTCGCGACGACCGCCGACTACCTAAAGAAGAACAATCTACTTAATTAGATGATTCATTTCATAG